CGCGAACACGTACACGGCCGCGGCTGGCCAGATTTGGGAGAACGCCGCGGCCTTCTTCTTGCCGCTGGTATTCTGAGGGGCCTCGGGGACGAGAACCTGCTTGCAGCCGAACAGCGCGGTGAGAAGGGCCGCGGTCATGTTCTCGCTGCCCACGCCGGGGTTCGTGTACTTGATTCGGTCGATGATCGGACCGTTGTTTTTGGCGTAACCGAAGTCCGTCCGCGGCATGAGCACGGAGAGATCCGCCTTGCTCTTGCCGGTCTGGTCTGCGACGGTTTCGAGAGCGGTGGCCACATCGGCCATGATGGTGGCAGCCGTAGTGTCCGACCACGACGTGGTGACCGTGTTCGCGGTCGCGGTTGCGAGCGCGGTCTGGACGAGCACTTCGTGTCGGAGGAGGAACCGATCCCATAGCACGAGAGACATGGCCGACTCGAAGTCCAGGTACGTGGCGTATTGCTTGGCCTCTTCATCGTCCAACGGAAACTCGTAGCCCTTGTCGGAGGTCTTGTACGGGCGGCTCTCGATGTCCGCGTCCAGGCGGCTGTACCCGCCTCCGGGTGCGCGGTCGCTGTCCGCGGGCTGGAGGAGGGTCTCCTGATTGAAGATCGGGTACTCGCCGTTCTTCGTGCGGGACTTGAAAATGGGCATGACCTTGCGGGCCACGTATTTCGCGCGCGCGCTTTCCAGGTCATACTCGACCACGAGTTCGGCCAGGTCCGGGCGGAGCGTGGCAGATGTTCCTGTAACAGCCATTTGGGACTCCTATGAGGAAGGGGTGTTATGGGCTCGGGGTGGAGGAAGGGCCTACGAGGTGGCCATAAGGCCGGCGGTTTCGAACGCGGTGATGATCGCGATTTGCTTGGTCCGAATCACGGCCAGGTCGTCGCCAATGAGGTCCATCTTCGTGGCCAGTTGGGCGATGGCATCGGACGCGGCGTCCACGGCCAGCGAGTTCACGTTGACCTTCGCGGCGAGCTGGGCCACGGCGTCGGACGCGGCGTCCACGGCCAGCGAGTTGATGTTGACCTTCGCCGCGATCTGCGCCACGGCCGCGGTGATCGCGGTGTTGGCGGTCCGCTGAGTGATGGCCTGGTCGGTGAGTTCCTTGAAGTTATCGTTCGCCACGCCAACCGCGGCGTTGATCTCGCCAATCGCGGCATCGTACTCCGCCTCCTGGGCAGTGGTCATGCCGCTGCCATTGATCGCCACCATGGACGTATCAGAGACAGGGACAAGAGGGCCGACAGTATCGTCAGCCGCGCCGCCTGTGGAATCGACCAGGAGGTCGATGTTGGTAACCGCGGCAATGGTGTCGTCACCGGGGTCCACACCGCCGGAGCTGTCCGTGATGGTCGCGGCCTCGGTGATTGCCGCGATGGTGTCGTCGCCGGGGTCCGCACCGCCGGAGCTGTCCGTGATGGTCGCGGCCTCGGTAATCGCGGCGATGGTGTCGTCCGCGGGGTCCACGCCACCCGAGTTGTCCGTGATGTCGGCAAGCGTGATGGCCGCCGGGTCCGCGACGTGCGCGGCCTGCGCGAATTCGGACGGGGTTTGGAGGACTTCGATGACTTCGGTTGCCGCGGCGGCGGCCGCCATGGCCTTGCCCAAGTACAGGCCGGACGCGGTGTCGTCGATCTTGCCGTCGTCCGCGCCGTAGACGCTGGCATTGCAGGCGACCGCGCCGGCCGTCTCGATTTCGAACGTGCCGGACCGGTTCCACAGGTCAACAGCGACGATGTCGCCGATGGCCGCGGCCTCGGCTCGTGTCACGCCGATGGCCTCCTCGCCTGCGTCTGCGTAGACGATGGTTCGGGAGGTGCTGCTGCTGAGTTTGACCCGGCGGTAAGGTTCAAGCACCTCGCCGGCAATGAGAGTGACAACGCCGTTTTCGTTGTGCGCCATATCTGAGGCTCCTGTTGAGATGGTGTGAGAGAAGGGGGTCGAGAGAGCAGTGGGTTACGCCGCGGGCTGGGGGTCGCCCAGACGCTTGGTCTGGCGCTCGCCCTGGGCTTCGAGCCAGGCCTGATAGAGGTCAGGCTGCTCGATCATGGCGGCGCGGATGGCTTCGGAGCGCTTGTCGGCCGGGTTGTCTTTGACCTTGGCCGCGACCAAGGCTTCGAACGCGAGAGGCTTGTCCTCTGCGGCCTTCGCCTTGGCAGCCGCGGCGTCCTGTTCGTCGGGTGTGGGGTCCGCGTCGTCAGGGGGGGCCTTGTCCGTGTCGGTGCCTGCACCGGCGACGGCCTCGAGCCTGGCTTCCGCGTCCGCGCTCTTGGTCTGTTCCGCGGCGAGCGCTTGGGTGTGGGCCTTGGCCTGGGTATCGAGCAAGGCGATAGCGCCGTCGAACGCCGCGGCCTTGGCCTGCTCCATGGTGTGGCCAGCCGCGATGCTGGCCTGGCGTACGTCACCAAGCGCGTCGGGCAGGGCGGCCATGATTTCGGACACTCGGCCGCGTTCCGCCTGCAGAATCGCCTCGGGGGAAGCGACCGCCGGGGCGGCGTCGGAAGTCTTGTCGGTTTTGCCGAACATGCTGGTCTCCTGTGAGAGTGGGAGGGGGGTGTCGGGATCGTCTGCGAGAGCACGCGCGTACGCGACGGCCTCGGAATACGTAGCCACCGCGTCGATGAGGCCAGCGTCAAGGGCCCTGGCCGCGGAAAAGACACCGCCGGTCGCAAGCGCGTCGATTGTGCCGGCCAGCCGGGGGCGGGCGGCTACCACATGGGCCTTGAACAGGCCGGTCATATCGGTCACCATCTGCTGCACATCGGCTATCTGCTCGGGAGTGATGGTGGTACCATCGATCGCGGTGGCCTTGAGACGGCCACTAGTCACGGCGATAACGAGAAGCCCTTGGCTCTCGTACTTCTTGCTGCTGTCCACGAGCACGATGTAACATCCGATGGCTCCGGAGATGCTGGCCTGAGTCGCGAACACACACCGCGCCGGCGCGGCGAGCCAGTAGGCCGCGCTTGCGGCCATACCGTCGGCAAGGGCAATGACAGGCTTCTCGCGGTCCGCGGCGGCGATTTCGTCCGCAAGCTCCGGCACGCCATTGATGTTGCCGCCGGGGCTGCTGACGTGGAGGAGTATGGAGGCAACCTGGGGATTGTCTAGGGCCTCGTGAAGCTGAGTCCGGATGGTTTCGACCGCGGTCCCCCGGGGCTGGGAGGAGCCGTTCACCATGCTCGCGTGGCGCGCGATGACGCCGGCAATGGGTAGGACGGCCACATCGTCAACAATGGCGAGCGCGGGCTCGGTGTCCTGATCCCTTGTGGCGGTAACGGCCTGGATTTCCTCAGCGGAGAGCGTGGCGCCGGACAGGTGGCGCGTGAGTACTCCACAGAGCTGCTGGAGTGTGTTGGGCGCCATGGCCCAGACGGGATGCTCTTGCAGGAACGCTATGAGTGGGTGTGTCATGATTGTTGGGGGGCCTGGGGCTGTTGAAGGAGGCCGGCCTCGCGGAGCGCGTTCTCTTCTTCCGCAAGCTCTGCGAAAGTTGCGGCCGGGTCGCCGTTGCGAGCGCGGATGACTTCGCCTCGACTACGGAGGCGCGTCTGGATAGACAACGCGTCGGCCTGAATTTCCTTCATGGGATCGACGTGTTCCCACTGCGGCCATTGGCACTGGTGGGCGAACACGTCCGGTGTACCCTTGGGAAGGGGAAGTTCCTTGCTAGCAATGCCCCGGGTGATGTGCCGGCGGTACCACGGGCTGCACATCTTGCTTTCGAGGGCAAGCTGCCAGCCGCGGAACGAACGCTTAGCAACGTTCATGCTGGCACGGGCAGAAGAGTAGTTCGTCCGCGAGAAGTCCTTGAGGAACAGTTCAAGCGGCATCCCAACGCCAACCCCAACCATGCGGCAGACGAGCAACACGAACGGCTCGAACGTGTTGCCGGGGCGCTGGGCGTAGACGATGTCTAGGTCTTCGCCGGGCAGGAGGTCTAAAATCATGCCCGGCTCCATCGTCTGGAGTCGGTCAAACGAACGCCGGCCGTCAGCGGGAGCGGGATAGGACAGGTTCCGAGAACCGGGGAGGTCGCTATTCGGGTCCGTTTCGTCGTACACCGGCTCCCGTGTGATCTTCGCGGCCCAGTGCGCGTTGACGTGTGCCGCGAACATCTCCGCGTCGATGTATCCGTCAAGGCGATTGAACGCGCTGAGCACGGGGGCCAGGAACGGAACCCCGCGACTTTGATTGAAGCGCTTTCGAGTGGCCACGAAGAGCGCGTCCGCGGCGGGAATCCTCTGGAGATCTTCCCGCGTCTGGACATAGCCACGGTCACTCTTGACGGCAGGCTTGGGCACGTAGTAGTGAGACGCGCGGCCGGCCTTATCAAACTGCACGCCATTGACGATAGCGGTCCCCTGGGGACGTTCGCGTGGGCTGACGATTTCGTGCGCTTCGTACGTGGCGAGCCGGCCGTCTGGCTGCCAGACGTGGAGAATGTCGCCGGATGTCCAAAGGGACCGGAGGGTGAGCTTGGCTTGGTCCGTGAGAGAGAACTGGCCGCGGGCGTCAGTGTTTTCCGCGGTCTGCATCTGGAGCACGTACTGCGCGGCGAGTTCATTCCAAGCATCATCCGGGGTGATGGGCTTAAACGTGAACGTCGGCCCCACAATCTCGTCAACGGCTGTATTGAGTAAGCCGGCCAGCAGCGCGGACGTGCGATCGTGGTGGAGGCACTGCTCGCGAAGCTGGAAAAGCGTCTGCGCGTCGGTGTGTACGTCGGCGCCCCCACCGCGGCCCGTGAACGTCCGGTTACGCCGGGAGGTCTTGGCCGCGTCGTACCCATCCCCCATACTGAGAGCGTTCCGCGCGTACTGCCGGCGGAGCGCGGCCCGGGGGGCGAACACTTCGACCACGCGGTCCACGAACGTAGCGACAGGGTTAGCTTCGAGAGTCATGCGATAGGCGACCCTGAAACATCGGGGAGCCGAATGAGGGGCCGGTTGGCAACGGCCACGCCGCGCTTGTAGTAACGCTCAAGGGACTGGAGTTCGGAGATGCTGTGCGTCTTGGAACTGCGGCCGTCGGGCGCGCTGAGTTCCGCGAAACCGGTAGTGAGCGCTGTGTGGATTGCGGTCCGGACGGCATCGAGCATTTCTTGATCCGTGTAGGACATAGAGGGGGCTCGATGTGGAGGGTGTAAGACCGGTGGCGCGGGAAGGAGAGACCCGCGCCACCGGAGCGCAAGGAGACCTACCGCAACGCTCCCGACCTTAGCGGGTTGCCCCATCATTGCCCATAGCAGAAGTCCAACGGTTGGACTTTGCACCCCTACCCCTGGTGGACTTTAGGCCCCTACCCGAAAAAGCTCCCTATGCGGCGCTCGGGCGGTTCCGGCGGCTTACGGGTGTGGCGAGTGGCAGGCCCCAGGGCTTGAAACGTGTAGCGGCATCCCTCATCATCGCAACGCATCTGGCGCACGTAGACGCGCGCGGTTAGGCGCTTCGTGCCTCGCACGGTGGCGGTTGCCCCGCATTTCGGACAGGTGGTGGCCCCGGGCTGGTAGTCAACTGCGGCCATGGAGTGCTATCCGTCTAGGAGGCTGCCCACGCGGCGGACAGGCGCCGGTTCCCCAGCGGGCGCGGGTGGGAGTTCCTGGTCAAGGTCGTCAGAGTCGCCTTCGAGGGGGACTTCAATCAGGTTGTGCAGGTGGAGAAGGTACGCGGCGGCCACCTGATAGGTTTCGCAGTCCCAATAGTCGATCCGCGCCCCGTCGGTCAAGGGGTGCCACTCCTCGTGCATCTGCGCGCCGCGGCGGACGGCAATCTTGGCGACGCTGGCCATGTGCCGGTTGTACTCAGGATCATCACGCTGGTCAAGGAACCACTGCTCGGTCCGGTCCGGGGCAATGACCGTTCCGGCGGTAACCATGTCCGCGAGTAAGTCGGCCCAGTAGTTAGTGACCACGCGAAGGAGCCGGAGGTACGGCCGGCGGCGTTTCTTGTGCTTCGCTTGGAGGTCAAGGTATCCCTTGCCCCACCACATGAATTGCTCTGATCGGGCCTTGGCCACGCCTTTGAGCGGACGCACACGGGAACGGCGTTGGTTGGCCCAGGTGTACACCTGCAACGTCCTGGACACGGCCTCCTCTTTGTGGATCGTGCCTCCAGAGTCGATTAGAATCAGGTCCACGGGGCGGGGGAGTTGGTCCTGCACGGGCCACGTCCTGGCCAGGAGAAACTCGTCAAGCTCGCGGAAAGACTCAACGCGTTCATGCCAGACGCGGGCGGAGCGCAGATTTGCGCCCCATGCCCTGAGCACTGCGTAGAAGTGGTCTTTCTGGGTATCCACGGTGGCAATGAGTTTACGTGTCCAGACCGGGGCCTGTCCCTCGGGGAGGGTGGACTTGCTGGTCTTGGTCGCGTAGATATTCGTTGACGTGCGCGCCACCTGGCGGTCGAAGGGCATACCCAGCGTTTGGACCTTGAAGTCAAATCGCTGGGGGAGGGTGGTGGCCTCGATATGCTCTGCGACGATGTCGGCCCATTTGGTCCAAAGGCAGTACAAGGCACTGATCTGGAGGCCGATACGAGAACGCCTGGGCCACACGGTGACCGTTTCGGCGCAATCGTGGCGGTCGCCGTGTGCGTCGATGATAGGCGGGTCCGCGTCGATGGGCTGCCAACGGCCGGCCTGAATCATGGCCCAGCGGTGATGTTCGTGGATGGAAGCAGAACACTCCTGGCATGTGTAGTAAGTGGCCTCGGGTGCGCTGGCCACGGCCGCGGCGCGCTCGTGTGGCAGGAGTTGCTCGTCTTGTTTTTTCCAATGAAGGTTGGGAAACAGAAGGCGGATGTACTTCGAGCAGTGCGGGCAGGGGACGTGATAGTAGAGGCGGACGGGGCTGGCATCGAAGAGAATCCATATCTTGCCGGTTCGGGAGGTCGGGGTGCTGATATTGATCTGGCAAGCGCGGTCTCCAAAGGCACGGAGCCGCTTGGCCGTCAGAGACACCGGGTCGGCCTCGCGGCCAGACCACTCCGCCATTTTGTCCACTTCGTCAAGGATCGCGAGCCGCATGGGATCGCTAGCCATACTGGCCGGCGAACCGGCCCACATGAGGTGGAGTATGAAACCGTTTGGAAGACGAACGGTTCCGAGCTTGAGGTCACGCTTGGCACCGGAATGGAGGGCCCGGAGAGTATCCGTCTGTGTAAAGAGTGGGTGAATCCGGTTGGCCATGATCTCCTCGCCCTTGTCCTTGTTGGGCAGGGCAAGGCCGATGGGTTCCGGATCCTGCTGTGCGCGGGCGCCGATTAGGTTCCGGATAGCCTCGCTGACTCCTATCTGCGCGGCCTTGCAGAAGTTCAACTGAGCGATGCCGGGCACATCGGCCGCGTTCATCGGCCAGACCAGGTATGGCGCGGTGGAGTTGCGCCAGCGGCCGGGCACGGGGGAGGAGCCGAGCGGGAGTTTTCTGTGGCGCTCTGCCCATTCCGCGGTCGTGAGTTTGGGCGGAGGTACGACGGCCGCGGCCCATTGCCGCATGAAGGCGGCGCGTTCCTGTTGTGGAGGGTAGGTCAAAACGCCTTGCCGCCGTGCCGGTGGGGGCGAGTGGTGTTGTACATGGCCTTCGCTGCTATCGCG